GAACGACTACGTGGATTTCGAGGGCGAGCGCTACTGGCTCCAGGAGCGTTACCAACCGGACGAACGCAGCACGCAGGAGTGGAAATACGACGTGAAGTTCTACGGCATCGAGAGCCTGATCAAGCGGTTCCTGGTACTGAACGTGGTGGACGGGGATCCGGAGCCGGTGTTCACGCTGACGGCCCCGCCGCGTGAGCACGTGGCGCTGGTCGTGAAGTCCATCAACGACGGGCTGGGCGGCATTACCGACTGGAAGGTGGGCACAGTGGAGGGTACGGATAACATCGTGATCGACTACGAGGGGAAGTACTGCCACGAGGCGCTGAAGGAGATCGCCGAGGCCGTGGGCGGACAGGCGGAATGGTGGATCGAGGGCCAGACGGTGAACGTGTGCCGTTGCGAGGACGGTGTGGAGCTCCCTCTGGCCTACGGGCGCGGGCTGACGGGCCTCTCGCGTGACAAGGCCGACGGCGCGAAGTTCTACACGCGGCTGTTCCCTATCGGCAGCTCCCGAAACATCGACCCGGAAAGGTACGGCCATAGCCGCCTCCAGCTTCCGGGCGGCGCGAAATACGTGGACGTGGATGTGGAGAAGTACGGCATCCATCACCACTATGAGGCCGACGCCTTCGCGGGCATCTACCCCCGGCGTGTGGGTACCGTGACTTCGGTGCGCAGCGAGGAGGTGAAGGGCGAGGACGGTGAGCCCTTCACGATCTGGTATTTCCGGGATGACACGCTGACGTTCGACCCCAACGATTACGAGCTTGGCGGCAAGGTGAAACGCGTCTCCTTCCAGGAAGGCTGCGAGCTGGCCGGTCTTGGCGAGGAGGAGGACGGCACCTATTATTTCGAGGTGAACTTCAACAGCGACACGCGCGAGTTCGAGATCATCACCATCTGGCCGTACTCCGACGACACGCAGCTTCCTGGCGGCAGCCTGGTACCGAAAGCCGGCGACTGTTACATCCTCTGGAATATCCGCATGCCCGACGAGTATTACGGCCTGGCGGAGGAGGAATACCTGACGGCCGTGAACCGTTACAACGCGGAGAACGCCGTGGACGTTTCGGTGTACAAGGGCCCGACGGACCACGTGTGGGTGGAGGAAAGCGGCGCGGACCTGTACGTGGGCCGCCGCGTTCGGCTGGAAAGTAAGGAGTATTTTCCGGAAACGGGCTTCCGCAGCAGCCGCGTGACGAAGGTGACGCGCAAGGTTACGCTTCCCTCGCAGATGGACCTGGAGATCTCCGACGCTCTCTCCACGGGGGTGATGGAGAGCCTGACGAACCGGATCGACGAGGTACGGAATTATACGAAGACCGCCGTGTCCGGTGCGAGCCTTCCGGATGTGATCCGCAGCTGGGACAATACGCTACCTACTGACAACAATCTTTTCTCGGCCCGTCGGAGCCAAAACGAGTTCATCAGCAAGAAGAAGGCTGACCGCGCGAAAAAGAGGATCACTTTCGAGGAGGGTATCGGTATCGGGCTGGAGGAGAACGCCGGTATTGACGGCAAGGGCAACGCCGAACTGCTGACCCTTGTCGTGCGTGAACTTCTTCGCAGTCCGAAATTCGTGGACGGCCTTTTCGGCGAGGGCTGGCGGTTGTGGATGGAGAACGCCCTTTCACACCTTACCATCGACAAGCTGACGGTGCGCCAGGTCATGGTGGTATTGGAGATGCTCATCGAGAAAGTCCGCAGTGTCGGCGGCCAGCTCTGCGTCAGCGCCGCCAACGGGAAGATAAAGGCGGTCGAGGAGCAGGACGGACTTTATAAGATCACGTTCGAGCAGGATAACACGTTTGTGGCCCATGACCTGATGCGCTGTGCGACATTCACCGGCGGCAGCCTGAAAAGCTACTGGGTGGAGGTTGCCGGTGTGGAGGGTGATTCCATCCTGGTGGCCGCAGACGAGTTCGGCGCTTCCCTTCCCGTTCCCGGCGACGAGTGCGTGCTGATGGGCAACACGGAAAATCCGCTGCGCCAGAACCTGATCCTGATATCGGCCACCGAGGACGGGCAGCCCCGTATGGACGTGATGGACGGCGTGAAAGCGAAGAACTTCGCGGGCTGCCTGCGTGCGCGTCTGGGCAATCTGGACGGTATCAGCGATGACTGGTTTCCGGCGGACAACCAGCCGCACGGCAACGGCCTTTACAGCGACAACGCCTATCTGCGCGGTACGTTCCTTCTTGTGACGGGTGAGGATATCAAGACCAAGTTCGAGATAGTCGAGGGGAAAATTGTCAGTTCCGTCACCGCCCTGCGCAATGACTTCGCCACCGAGCGCGGTTACCTGAACAACCCCGCCTTTGATGACGGTCTTATGAAGTGGAGCACGGAGAACGAGACCGTGTTCTTCCTTGTGGGGAACCGTTGGATCTGGGCAAACGGCAACGTGCTGACGAAAAAGGGTGACAGCGCGAGTGTGACGGAGGATGACGGCAGGACGGTGGTGCGCATCCGGAACAAATACATCCTCCAGAAACACGAGAACCTGAAAAGTATTCCCTCCATGCCTGAAAACGACAATGGGGAGAAGGAAGCCGCCCCGGTGTACCTGACCTTCTTTTACCGTTGTGCGGTCGGTGGAACCCTGCGGGTGGAGTTCGTGGGTGTTGACAAGACGGGGTTCGCCAACTTCAACAGCATGGAAGTGGAAGAGGAACTGCCCGCGACTGACGGCTACGTGCAATATACCTGTAGCGGCCTTTGGAACGGTACGGGAGACTTCAAGCTGTCTTTCACCGGGGACATCTACCTGTACATGCTCATACTCTCTACCGACCGCGTGGAATCGCTGGCGCACCGTTATAAAACACTTTTCGAGCAGTCGGAGCGTCTGGTGAAGATTTCGGCGGCTGTCTTTGACAGGGACGAGAATTTCCTGCAGGAAACCGGGCTTGTCGTTAAACCCGAAGGTGCGGGCATCTACGCCCAGGACGCTGACGGCAAGCTGGCGCTTATCGGGGTGAGCGTGGACGAAACGGATGCCGACGGGAACAAGATCAGCGTGGTGAAGCTGACGGGCGACCATATCAAGCTGGAGGGCCTTGTGACCGCCAACGAGAACTTCAAGATATTGGAGGACGGGAGTATCGAGGCGAAAAACGGGAAGTTCACGGGCGAGATTGACGCGGATACGGGCCAGATCGGCGGCTTCTCGATTTCTTACGGGCGTCTCGGTATCGACAAGGACGGCGGTGGCAGCGGCATGTTCCTTTATAACAGCATGATCGGCTTCAAGGGTGACAACATGCAGGCACTCATCGGCTGTTACAATGACCTTGGTACCGATATCCTTGGCCGTTTCGTGAACACGCAGTCCGGATACCTTCCGAACTATGGCCTGGTTTTCAGTGTGCAGAACAGCCTTTCGAACCGTAACTACGCGTTTGTCGGGACGGGTGACGGTATTCTGAAAGGTGTAGTGGAGGGCTTTCGCCTGAACTGGATTGAGTTTAGCCAGGCGAAAGAAGCCAAGTATATCAATCTTAATCGTGGCAAGTATGTGGAAGTCTGCGGCAATTATGGTGACTGCGTGCTGATGCTTCCTCGTCTTGCGGAACTCCGTTCATCATTGGGCATGAGCAGCACTTCGACCGAGGACATTGCTGTCCGTCTGACTGTTGTGAAGCGTTCGGGTTCGGATGTGAGACTTTACGGTCGTACGGGTGACTTCACGGTGAACGGTTCCTCGGTCGATAACGCCCAGCATCCATATTTTCGTGACAATAATTTCGGGAACACGGGTTACTGGAACATGGGCAACGGGGACGTGGTCGAGGTTCTTCTGACATACAGCGCCGCCGAGTACAACGCTTATACAGTGAGTATTCATCGTTAAAACAATCATATATGGCAAAGTTAAATTTCAAGCATTTCAGCAAGTACACCGGCATCAGCCGGCAGAAAAAGGAAACCGGCGACGTGCGTGAAGAGTTCGCCGACTTGGTTTACTGCCGTGTCGGTGGTATCAAGGCACACGCCCTGGCGTTCCGTATCTACGAAAGCCAAGGCGAGGAAGAATACAGTGAGGGCGAAGTGGATATTATCCGTCGTGTCGCGGAGAATTTCTGCCTTCCCGGCGTCATTGATGGCCTTTACGAACAGTTGGACATCAATAAAGATATCAAGGAGGAATAAATTATGGCACTGACAGAATCGGAAAAGAACGAATTGAAGAAGGACATCCTGAACTCCATCAAGTCGGAGAGCCAGAGTGTCGATGAACTGGCCGAGGTCACCTCGCTGGACAATATCAAGAGCCTTCCTGCGATGCGCGGCCAGGAGGTCGTGCTTGCGCCGGTGGCGTTGCTCCGGAAACCCGCGGAGGACGCGGCGGCGGTGGCTAACGCTGCCGCCACGAAGGCCGATAATGCCGCGACCGGCGCCGCCAATGCGGCCCAGACCGCGACGAACGCCGCCGGTACCGCAAACAGGTCCGCTGAAACCGCCAATGCCGCTGCCGGTACGGCCACCGCCGCCGCCAAGAAGGCGGAGGATGCCGCCGCAGCCGTGGACGGCAGCTTGGTGGGTAGCATGACAGCCGTCCCTGACGAGAAGAACGACACGGTGAAACTGACCATCCTGGGCCGTAACGGGCAGGCAATCACCTCCACCGACATTCCCGGCGGTACGGGTAGCGGCGGCAACACGTACAACGTGACGGAGGAGGTTCCCCTGGAAAACGGCTACTATACCCTGGAGACGGCCATCGCCGCCGTAAATGTGAAATACCGGTACAAGGGCCGTTGCATCACCTACGAGGCCGCGCAGGGCAGATGGGAGACGAAACAGTTCACCGGCACGAGCGTGGAGAGTTGGGAACAGGCCGCGAGCTGGGAGGATTTCGGTGGAGCCGGCACGATGAAGAGCCTGACGGTGAACGGCGAGAAGCAAATCCCCGATGCGGAGGGCAACGTGAGCCTGACCATCGATAAGCTGGAGGTTGACGAGAGCCTGAACGCCGAAAGCACGAACCCGGTCGAGAACCGTGCCGTGGCGGCCAAGCTGGGCGAGGTGGAAGCAAACACCATCTTCGACAGCTCCGCCGAACTGAGCGATGACGAGACCACCGTCCACGTGAGCCTGAAGAACAAAAGCGGCGTCGAGGTGACCGGTTTCGACATCCCTGCCGGAGGCGGCGGTGGCGGCGGTGAGGGCAGCACGACGAAGATAGTGCTTGGCGCAAGTGTTGACAAGCCCACCGTCAAGGAAGGCGACCCGGTCAGGCTGACCTATACCTACGACCACCAGTACGGCAGCGGCGACGAGAAGGGCGAGAGTACCGGCCAGAAAGCGAAAATCACCGTCCAGGTGAGGCGCGGCGCCACCACCACCTATTCGGAGACGGTTCAGGATGTGAGCAAGGGCACGTACACGCTCGACCTGACGAAATACCTCCTTTCCGGCACGAGCGACATCTACGTGATAGCCGAGACCACCGACCCCACCACCGGCAAGGCGCAGAAGCGGCAGGCGTACGTTAGCGTGCGCAGCGTGACGCTGGCCCTGTCCAGCAGCTACAATATCGCCTCCGGCCTGGCTTCCGGCGGTTATGGCGCGCAGGAGACCGTGAACATCCCCTACGGCGTGAGCGGCACCGGCACGAAGGTGGTGACCCTTTACGTGGACGGCAAACAGCAGAACGCCCACACGGTCACCCGCAGTGGTACGACCAACAGCAGCTTCCCGCTCTCCATGTCCTCCCTGTCGGTAGGCCGGCATACCGTCCAGATGGTCGCCGAGATGGATGCCGGTGACGGCCTGACGCTCAAAAGCGAGAGCATCCATATCGATATCCTGAAGAGCGGCAGCAGCGCCCCCTACGTGGGGCTGATGGTCACCCACCGGGACGGCCGTATCCTTACCGGTGCCGACCACCTCTCCCCGGTCATCGAGGTGGGGCAGTACGAGAACTGCGAGTTCAAGTTTGCCGCCTACGACCCCGGTACCACCCCGGCGGGTGTGGGCATCTACAGGAACGGCACGCTTCTCCAGACGGTGAGCGTCCCACGTACCGCCCAGACCTACCGGAACCGCTTCACGGAGCAGGGCCGGCAGCAGATGCAGCTGAAGGTCGGTGCCACCGCCTACACTTTCCACATTGACGTGGTCGAGAGCGGCATCGACATCAGCGAGGCCACCTACGGCCTCCAGGTGAAGCTTAGCCCGTCCGGCCGCAGCAACAGCGAGAGCGACCCGGCGCGGTGGGAGTATAACGGCGTGAAGACAATCTTCGAGGGCTTCGACTGGAGCAGCAACGGCTGGACGGGTGACAGCCTGAAACTGACGGGCGGGGCGAAGGCCGTCATCGGCTACCAGCTGTTCAAGGACGATGCCGGCGCCTCCGGCGCTACCATCGAGATGGAGTTCCGGGTATCGGGTGTGACGGACCGTCAGGGCGAGGTGATCAGCTGCATGGACAAGGGAAAAGGCCTTAGCGTCACGAGTGAGGAGGCGAGCATCAAGACCGGCACCATCCTGCACTACACGAACGAGGACGGCGAGGACGCGAGCCGTGAAATCAAGATCGGCACGAAGTTCGCCCCCGAGAAGTGGCTGAAGGTCGCCTTCGTCATCGGCAAACGCGGTGACGGGCGCCTGATGGAACTTTACGTGAACGGCAACCGTGCCGGTGCTGACATCTACGACAACAGCTACTACTTCCGCCAGGACACCCCGGCGGGCATCACCGTCGACAGCGCATCCGCCGACGTGGAACTGAAGAACATCCGTATCTACAACCGTGCCCTGAGCGATGACGAAGTCCTGGAGAACCGGATGGTGGATGCCGGCAGCAGCGATGACATGATGCGCCTGTACGAGGAGAACGACATCCTGGGCGGCAGCGGCGACGTCGATATCGACAAGCTGCGCGCCAAGGGGAAGGGCGTGATGCGCATCGTACGCAAGGGCGGCCTTGACGAGGTGAACGAGACGAACAACAAGAAGACCGACTTCATCGCCGACGTCTATTTCTGGTCCCCTTTCGGCAAGGAGTACGACTTCGTCCTCCGCGACTGCTACATCCGTATCCAGGGTACCAGTTCCACGAAATACCCGAGCAAGAACATTCGCATCTACTTCACCAAGGGCGGCGCGGACCTCAGTTTCGAGATCAACGGCGTCCCGGACCCCCTTGGCGGCAACAGGTACATGATGCGCCCCGGGAGCATCCCGATGGACCTGTTCTGCATGAAGTCCGACTATTCCGACTCGTCCATGACTTTGAATACCGGTGTGGCGAAGCTGTACAACGACGTGATGCTCGAATTGGGCCTTCTGACCCCTCCGCAGCGTTACCAGCTGGAACAGGCGGGCGGTGACCTGAATGCGGTGAAGGTTAGGCAGAGCATCGACGGTTTCCCCATCGACGTGTTCAGCGCGGAGACCTCCGACGGGGAGAGCACCTACTACGGGCAGTACAACTTCAACAACGAGAAGAGCAAGAGCGGCAGGCTGTTCGGCATGGAGGGACTTGACGGTTTCACCCCTTCCTGCCCGATGACGCTGGAGACGCTGAACAACGGCGAGAGGGTCTGCCTTTTCCAGAGCTCCAGCGATGCGGACCTTGCCGCCGGTTTCGATGCCGGCCTGGAAACCAACTACCCGGACGACGTGAAATGGGCGGGCCTGAACACGGCCCAACAGTCCGCGCTGAAACGCCTTTTCGGCTGGATCCGTTCATGTGTCCCGGCAAACGCCACCGCGGACGACCTGGGCACCTTCGTGAGTGAAAAGTTCAGGACGGAAATTGACCGGTATTTTGACGTGGACCACCTGCTGACCTACTACGTGCACACCGACTACTTCGCGAGCGTTGACCAGCGCGCGAAGAACATCCTCCTGCGTACCTGGGACGGGCTGGTCTGGTACACCACCTATTACGATGGTGACACCCAGCTTGCCAAGAGGAACGACTGTTTCCTTGCCTACGACTACACGCTCGACCGTGACACGTGGGACGCGGAGGCGGGGAAATACGCCTTCGAGGGCCGCGACAGCTGGCTTTGGAACCTCGTTCTGGCCAACCTGCAGGACGAGCTGAAAGCCTGCGCCGCCGCTTACCGCGCGAAAATGACGGTCGATCGCGTGCTGTCGATGCTTGACGTCGAGCAGGCGGGCAACTGGAGCGACCGTGCGTACAACAAGAGCGGCTACCTGAAGTATATCCGCCCGAACATGGAAGAGGTTTACGGCAAGAAATGGCCGTTCATCTACGCCCTTCAGGGAAGCAACGCTGCGCACCGCAGTTACTTCGTGAAGAACCGTTTCGCCCTTCTGGATGCCAAATACGGCACGAGCAACTTCACGAGTGACAACATCGACCTGTATATGGCCCGTACCTCCTCCGATGCCGCCGACGTGGTGAAGATCACGGCGAGCGAGGTGTACGCCTTCGGTTACGGCACGAACAACAGCCCCAATATCGGGGGTACCGGCATCGTGGAGGGCGGCAAGGTGGCCACCCTTCAAATCACGGGGGCCTACACGGTAAATGACCCCCTGCGTATCTACGGTGCGAGCCGCATGCGTGTGCTTGACATGACCGGCGCCTCGGACCGCCTGAAGAACGGCTTTGACCTGGGTAAATGCACCGTATTGCGTGAGCTGAACCTGCAAAGCCCCTCCACCGGCTCTACTGGCTGGTGGCTGAACCTCGGCAGCTGCCGCCAGCTGCGTAAGGTGAACCTGCGCAACCAGGCACAGGCCAAGACCGGGAGCAACACCAGCACCGAGCTTGACTTCACGAACCAGACCAAGCTGGAGGAACTTGACGCGAGAGGCACGCAGGTGCAGAGCGTGACCTTCGCCAAGGGTGCCCCGCTGACGAGGGCCTGGCTTCCCGGCACGCTGACCGTGTTGAAACTGGAATACCTGGGCAAACTAGCCACAAGCGGGCTCACGCTGGAGAACTACAGTAAAGTGAAGACGCTTATCGTGGACGGCTGCCCGGGTCTGAACTGGGAAACCCTGCTGAACCGCTGTTCCGGCGTGGAACGCATCCGCGTGACCGGCATCGATCGGGAGGACGACGGCACATGGTTGAACCGGTTCATGAAGATGGGCGGCGTGGACGCTGAAGGCAACGCCACGGACACGTGCGCGCTGGCGGGTACGGTGCGTCTTACCAACTATGTCGAGGATGAGAGATACGAGGCGTTGAAAGCCCATTTCCCGGAACTGAACATCCTCCAGCCCGAATACACGATGATCGAATCCGACGACGATGTGGCCGATGATGCCAATATCAGCAACCCGGACAACAGGACAGGTTACAAGTACGGTACGCCTTACAGGACGAGCGGGCATATCGCCGCCATCCTGAAACAGCGTCACCGTGTACTGGCGAAAGTGACCAAGAAAGCCACCACGCGCAGCGTGAAGATCGCGAATGTCGATACGACGGTGAACAACCTCGACGGCGAGATGATCTATTACCCGCTGGACGACGGCAATTCCAACCGTTACGCCGACGGCAGCGCCGCCAGACTTGACGGCAGCGAGGGCGACTGGATGATGTTTGAGCCGTTTTTCTGGTCAAAGGGCATCAATGACTACCTGAACGGCAAGCATTACTCCTGCTACAGCAGCAAGGGCCGGGATGACATGCCCTCCGTTCCTGACGCCGATATCCTCACGCTGGATGACATCAAGGAAGCCGGCGGTTACCTGAGCGGTCGTAAGATCATGAGCGGCAAGGACACGCTTGCGAACAGCTACAGTGCCGACACCACGTATTCCGTCTGCAAGGTGAATGTCAGCGGGCACAAGCGTATCCGGTTCCCGAGCGTTCCCGGTACGAACCTTGTCGGCAGCGTGTTCACTGACAATACCGGCGCCGTAGTCAGTTCCATCGTTGTTCCGACCCTCTCCAACAAGTTCGAGGCGGGCATGTACCTGATCGCCGACGTTCCTGCCGGTGCCACAGCGCTGCACTTCTCCGTTCTGAACACCGCGGAGTTCGACAAGGTAGTGCTTTCCAACTCCGACAGGATCGAGGACATGGAGCCGGATTGGGTTGCCAATGACGAGCACCTTTGCGCGGTTGTGGGCAGTTCGGTTGTCGGTTCCAAGCTCCGCGCCTGTATCACTGGCGGCAGCACTACGGCGAGCATGAGCTGGGCCGACTTCCATTATTACTCTGTCCAGCGCGGCATGCAGCAGATTGACGCGCTGATGCACTCCCGTATCGCCAACCTCTTCTACGCCGCCTATGGCCGTCGTGACAGCCAGGAACAATGCGGCGCGGGCCAGCATACTAACAACCGTATCACCGGCGGTACCGCTTCACGCGGCATGACCGATACGATAGGTTATGAAGAGGCGCACGCCATCAACCCGAACGTGACGAACTCGCTTGTGGACAACATGGTCCACCAGTACGCTTGGTATCGCGGCGAGGATGACTACGGCGGTGCTACAGTCACGCAGGTGAACAATATCTGCTGCCTTGGCTACGAGGATATCTACGGTCATAAGTATGACATGATGGACGGCGTTGACCTTCCTAATGACAGCGGCAACGCCGGCAAGTGGCGCATCTGGATGCCTGACGGCACGACCCGCATGGTGAAAGGAGGCACAAGCTCGGGCGTATGGATAACGGCCGTTGCACATGGCAAGTACATGGACGTGGTTCCGGTGGGTTCCGTTTCGGGTTCTTCCTCGACACATTACTGCGATATGTACTACATATCCACCGCAGCCAGCCGTGTGGTCTATCGCGGGTGCTACAATGCGAATGCGAATGGCGGCGTGTCGAGTGCGTATGCGAATAACGATGCATCGAGCTCGTACGCGAATGTCGGCTCCCGTCTGGCCTTCCGCGGCCGGCTCGTCAAGGCGGCAAGCGTCGTTGCGTTCAAGTCGATAAGCGAGGTGGCATGACCGGCCGCGCAAAGCGTCAAAGCGGGAGCGAAGCGACAAAACGTCCGGTGTTCCCCGAACAAGGGGAACGCCGTTCTTTACGGGCGTCAGCCCGTTGAAAAATTTTTGTTTCCGGGGTTTTGTACCTGTTTGTTAAATAATAATTTATGAAAAATCGTACTTTTGCATTCAAATTAAAAGGTGGCGCTTCCCCATAAGCCGTGTGGTTTATCGTGGCAACAACAACGCGAACCCGAATGGCGGTGTCTCGATGTCGAATGCGAACAACGATTCCTCGAATACGAACACGAACATCGGTTCTCGTCTGAACAACAATCGAAAAGGAATTTTAATCGGCGTACAACACCGGGGACTTGTCCCCACCGTGGTGCCGAGGGAAGCAAGCCTCAGTAACAGCAGCCTTTTCGAGGCTGGAAAACTGAAAAATAGAGTGTCGGGTAGGGTTTGGTAGGCCGGAAACGGTTCGAAGAAGCCGGGCCCGGGGGATTGAAGGCCCCGTATTAAAAACAAGAAAAGGTATTTATGCGCAGAGTTGGTCATATCATCGAGGAGATTGTGGAGCCTTCCAACATGGAGGCCTCGTTCCGGCAGGTCCTTCGCGGCAGGAAACGTAAACGCAGCCGCCAGGGGTGCTATCTGCTTGCGCATAAGCCCGAGGTATTGGAGGAATTGACCGCGCAAATTGCATCCGGCACTTTCCGCGTGAAAGACTACCGTGAACGTGAGATTGTGGAGGGCGGGAAACTACGCCGGATTCAGGTGATCCCGATGAAGGATCGTATTGCCGTGCATGCCATTATGGCGGTGGTGGACCGCCATTTGCGGAAACGTTTCATCCGTACTACCTCTGCCAGTATCAAGAAACGGGGGATGCATGACCTTCTGGCGTATATCCGTCGTGATATGCGTGAGGATCCGGAAGGTACGCGTTACTGCTACAAGTTCGATATCACGAAGTTCTACGAGAGTGTGAAACAGGATTTCGTGATGTATTGCGTGAACCGGGTTTTCAAGGACTTCAAACTTATGGCCATGCTGGAGAGTTTTGTCCGTCTGATGCCCGATGGTTTGAGTATCGGGCTACGCAGTTCGCAGGGCCTGGGTAATTTGCTTTTGTCTGTGTTTTTGGACCATTATTTGAAGGACAGGTATGCCGTCCGTCATTTCTACCGTTATTGTGATGACGGCGCCATACTGGGTAAAACGAAAGCGGAATTGTGGAAGATTCGTGATGCCGTCCATGGGCATGTTCAGCGTGTCGGTCTCGATGTGAAGGAGAACGAGCGCGTGTTTCCCCTGGGCGAGGGCATCGATTTTCTGGGGTATGTGACTTTCGGCGCGGACCACGTCCGCCTGCGCAAGCGCATCAAGCAGAAATTCGCCCGAAAAATGCACGAGGTAAAATCGAGAAGAAGGAGGCGTGAGCTGATAGCGTCGTTCTACGGGATGGCCAAGCACGCCGACTGTCATACGTTGTTTAAAAAATTAACAGGCAAAGACATGAGATCATTTAAAGACTTGAACGTCGCTTATAAGCCCGAAGACGGCAAAAAGCGATTTCCCGGGGTGGTGGTAAGCATCCGGGAACTGGTAAACTTACCGATTGTAGTGAAGGACTTCGAGACGGGTATCAAGACCGAGCAGGGAGAAGACCGCTGTATCGTGGCCATCGAGATGAACGGTGAGCCGAAGAAGTTCTTCACCAACAGCGAGGAGATGAAGAACATCCTCTCGCAAGTGAAAGAGATGCCCGACGGCTTTCCTTTTGAAACAACCATCAAGACGGAAACCTTCGGGAAAGGTCGAACCAAATACGTATTTACATGAAACGAGTTGAAGGAACAGCCGGGGTGAAGCTGCTGGAATGCGTGAACCCGGTTAAGAACACGTGGCGCGTCCGTTGGGACGTGCGGGAAAGGGAGGACGGTTCTGCCGACTATATGGAGGAGAACTTTTTAGGGAAGCCCTCCGGTGAGATAATAAGAATCGTTATCCTGGGCTGGTACAACGAACAAATCGACCGGGAGATACTTTCCGGCTTCGTTTACGAGGGTATGCCGGTGTGGCTGTCAAGCGAGAACCAGTTCAACTACAAGGCGGCCCACGACCTTGCCGTGCAGAACGGCGGTGCGACGCTTCCGGTGACGTTCAAGTTCGGGACGGATGAGAAGCCCCGGTACCGGACATTCGGGAAACTGGAGGAACTGACGGACTTCTATACGAAAGCCATGAAGCACATCCAGGATACACTGGCTGACGGCTGGAAAAAGAAAGACGATTTTGATCCGGAGAAGTACCGGGTGGAATAAATCCTTCGGGGGAGGATAAGAAAAAAGCCCCCGGCCTGTTAATATAGACGCCAATCATTTATTAACAACACACCCAAGCGGCGCGCGACCGGGGGCAAATACCCTCTGTCACGCCACTTGGGTGTTTTTTTGTTGTCTAAAAAATGATTGGCGATGCAAAGATATAATTTTTTTGTTGTATGAAAGTGATTGAGATACTAAACTTTAACCGGGAGCTGTTGAAAAGGCTCCAGGCGGCCGGCATCCGTCTGGAGGATGCCCGGTATATCGACCTGTACGCGGACTATACTCGTCTGCTGGACCAAGGTGAGAAGGTCTCGTATGCTGTGGCCGTACTGTCCGAGAAGTATTCGGTGAGCGAGCGCAAGGTTTATGCCCTGGTAAAACGCTTCCAGAGTGACTGCAAGACGCTTGCAGTGTGAATGGGGTGTTTTATGCCGTAGGGAGTGCCGTTTCCCCTTATCTTTAGGGTGTTTCAATTTTAGAAGGAGGAAATGGCTATGAACAAGTATTACCGTATCCTGGACAAGATTCTTGTCGCGGGAAAAACACAGACCAACAAGAAGGGAAACATACAATACCTTCTGAACGAGCAACTGTCGCTGACACCGGCGGACTTGCTTGACATATTCGAGGGGCATAATATCGCCCGCAAGAAACTCCGCAGCGAGCTCCAGCTGTTCATGCAGGGGGAACGTAACGTGGAGAAGTACCGGGAGGCCGGCATCAACTGGTGGGATTATTGCGGTTCTATCCTGGTGAACAGTTACCCCACATATTTTGAGAAGCTGCCGCCGTTGATAGCGAAAATCAACCGGGAGAAACGCAACAGCAAGAACTACGTGCTTTTCCTGGGTGAGACCGGTGCGGAAAGCAACCAGGCACCCTGCCTGAGTCTGGTGCAGTTCCAGCTGGACGGTGGTGAACTGGTTCTGTCCGCCTACCAGCGCAGCAGCGACGCGAACCTCGGGCTGCCTTCCGACATTTACCACCTGTACCTGATGGCCCGGCAGATAGAACTTCCCCTGAAGTCGATCACCCTCTACCTGGGTAATGTACATATCTACGAGAATAATATCCCGGGTACACGTGCGTTGATCGCCGGTGACGAGACGGTCCGCTTCGGGCTGAACGTGTGATTTGCTGTATATGCCTTGCAGCGGGAACAGTTCATGTTTCCCGCTGTTTTTCGTTTATTCTGGGGACCTTTGCGGCCGTTTTAAAGCAGAATGAAATGAGAAAGATGTATTTGTCCGCCCCGCTTCCTTTTATGGGGCAAAAACGCATGTTTGCGAAAGAATTTATCAAGGTGCTGGGGCAGTTCCCGGACAGCACCGTGTTTGTGGACCTGTTTGGCGGATCGGGTCTGCTGTCACATATTACCAAATGTGTCAGGCCTGATGCCGTTGTTGTGTATAACGACTTCGACAACTACCGCCAGCGGCTTGCGAATATCCCGGGCACCAATGTGCTGTTATCCGATTTGCGCCGGATAGTGGAGGAGATTCCCAGGAAGAAACGTATAACCGGGGAGTTCCGCGAAAAAGTGCTTGCACGTCTCGAAAGGGAGGAGAGGGAACATGGCTACGTGGACTATATTACGCTGTCCTCGTCCCTGCTGTTTTCCATGAATTATGTCACTGATCTGAAGGGGATGAAAAAGGAGGATCTTTGGAACACTGTCCGGCTGACAGACTACCCCGAGGCGAAGGATTACTTGGAAGGGCTTACCGTGACCTGTGAGGATTATAAGGAAGTATTCAAACGTTATAAGGATGTTCCGGGCGTGGTGTTCCTGGTTGATCCGCCGTACCTTTCCACTGAAGTGGGAACCTACAAAATGTATTGGCGCCTGGCTGACTATTTGGACGTGTTGAACGTGCTGAAAGGACATGCGTTCGTGTACTTCACCTCGAACAAGTCTTCCATCCTGGAACTGTGTGACTGGATGGGTCGGAACCCGTTTCTTGGCAACCCGTTCGGGGAATGCAGAAAGGTGGAGTTCAATGCAAGCGTGAACTATAACTCCAAGTACACAGACATGATGCTGTATACGGTACCGGATGAAGAGCAGGCAATCGCAGCCTGATGCAAATGGTCTTCAAATAGTGTTTGAATGGTGTACGAACACTACTCTAACACTGTATAAAGGTACGAATTTTAGCTGACATAGCCAACGGGATTTAAAGAAAAAAGCACTGGGAGAAACAAAATTTTCCAGTGCTTTTTTTACTGCCTCTTGAATACTTTGGAAAATTATTTTTTGGAGGACGTTTCGTTTTGTATGAAATATCGCTTCGTTTGAAAAGTGGCGAACATTTCGTTTTGCGGATTATATTACCCCAAGAGCTGAACTATCTCGTGAAATTTATTTAAAAATGCAATGTGAAAAAATAAATGTTGGCGGATTTGTATATAGAGATTTAATTGAAATAAAAAGAATTACGGATATAGATTTTAGCTTAAGAAGCTTGTTTGGAGGTAAGTTATTTTAGGCGTGAAACCGAATGAATCACGCCTAAAATATATCACATCAAAAACTTATACTTATACACCTAACACTATATTAGCATCAATATTTAGCTTCCGGCTTATCTCACGAGCAACTTTTAAAGTAGGTTCACATTTACCGGATATATAATCACTTAGCCGTGATGGGCTGACACCAACCAACTTTGCAAGTGATTTTTGATTAAGCCCCATTTCGTACATACGAAGTTTAAGAACATCCACAAGTGTTGGTTCTCCCAATGCAAAATGTTCTTCGGAATAATCAGCAACCAAATTAGAAAGAAGCTCCAATTCTATGCTATTTGGGTCATTCAAAGGAGTATCATCTTTCACTAATGGAAGAAGTTCCTCTACTCTTTTCACCGCCCATTCATATTGGGCTTGATTTTCTATCTTTGTCATAATCCTAAATATTAGCGCAATCTATTTTATCATATTCTTTATGAGTACCAATAAAGCGAATATACACAAACTGAATAGTGAATTTAATCACTACTACCAAACGATAGTTATTGCCTTTGATATTGAAAACATAGTGTTGATTACCTACACTATCAACGCTATTAAACGTTTTCTTAATATCGGCAAAACAGGTCCACTTGCTTCTTTTCACAATGGTAGTCCATTCTTGCAAAGCGACCTTTGAATCGGGATGGTTCTCTGCATATTCTTTTAATGCTTGTTCGGTAAATATTCTCATTGGTTACTCAATTATCGTGTGACAAAAATACATATATAATTCTATAATTCAAAATTATATTCTAATATTTACAATTTAAAGAGCAAAAAAATAGCGGCAACTCCAAAGAGTCACCACTAACTATCCTATTTTCCCTATCAAAAAATTATAAATCCCGTAATTTTTCTGACTAAGAGGCGTTTTTCTGTCCCTTATTTCCGATTTGCTCATTCTTTGCCACCTGTTCCTCTTTGATTTCCTTCAGCTCTTCATCAATGCGATCCGCGTTCCCAGCAAACATAATGCCCTCACGTCTTGACCATACACCACCACTAACAGCGGAGACAGCCGTAGTAACCTTATCATTCAAATCATCAATCATATATGGAACCAGTTCTGTTTCTATGTCAATGGTCTGCGATGCCTTGCTAAACTCGGTTGGATTGATAGAGCCTAAAGCGGAAACAATGAAATTTACTCTTCGCTGCAAGAACTCACCGATAACCTCACCGTGATTTTCTACCGCCATATGTGCACCCATAAACATGAAGCGGAAAGCAGTGCCGGAAGCCTTGCCTATGCCTTTCAATGTCTCAAACGATATTCTTGGAGTGTTTGACATATCATAAGCCATATTAGTGAGTGTTTCTGCTTCAAAACGTACCGTATCCGGAACTTGGTTCCACGTCAGATACTGAGCATCCGCACCTTCACCCGTAAGTTTGACCATTCTGTCCTTAACCTTACCCATGAAACCCTCTACATCTCCAATTAGCTTCAGCAGTGGGAAGAAATGATAGTCTATACAATCAGCATAATTAGATAGCAATTTCTCTAATCGGACCCGAAAAGTCTTTATCTTCTTGCAGTAAGGTTCAGGACGATAAGCATAGAGAACCGGTAGTTTTGGGAATCCATGAGCAAAAGGCGTTCTTTCTTCATACCCTTTAGACAAATCCCATTGATAAACCATTTTGTCCGTGATAGTCATAAAGCAGATGACCTCCGAATCATCCATGAGCTTCTTTTTATACTCACGTGAGAAAGCAATCATTTTACCTTCGTCGTTAAAGAACGGGTATAGCTTATCACCTCTGAATGGAGACCATAACACGCTTTTCAGTTTCTTGGTGGGCTTGACCTTGCCACCGAACGTAGTCTTAACTTTCTTCCAAAACTTTGCCCAAAACGAATCATCATCGGTAACATACCAATATTCTGCCGCTTCTTGTTCGGAGAGCCAGGCACGGACAATCTTCTTGTTTTGGTATTTGATTTTGTTGGATTTAAATACAGCCTTTACCGCATCCAGCAGCTTCTTTTCATCATCATCAGTCGGAGTGCAATCCATAGACGGTTCTGTGCCGACCGTGAAAGCAGTTTGAATGTTCACTATATCTTGTTCCAATGGAATAGAAATACGGTTCACCGGTTCAGTCTTATACTTTGCTTCGATTTCATAAGTCTTACCAGTTTTTTCATCGAAAACTTTTTCGGATTCCTTATCAAGTACTTTTCTGTCCGGATACTTTTCTTTATCCACAATGATTTCGTGGCGTTCCGGATTCCAATCATCCCAAAGTTTGCAACGGTCGGGAAGTTCAGTCTTCCTACCTTTCTTCAGATAGTTTATCTTCTGCCCGATGTCAGGCAATGCTAATATTTCTTCTAAATTCAATGGCATAGCTTATATTTTTAGTGTGTGAATATTCCAGTTAAATCTTTCGGCTTCTGAATCTTACCAAGAAGCTCACCCAATACATAGTAACGTACAGCATCTATTCCGTGATTGTCATGGTCTTCCGGTTCGTTGATATAGTTCCCGTCCTTATC